CTTAAGTCCTACTGTCATTGACCTTAACCCACTTTGTAACTTTGTAACCTATAAATATCAACAAAAGTATTATAGAAACACATAAATACACACACATCACACATAATGACATATATTGTATATTACTGCAGAAAGTCTTTAAAACACAAAGTTACAAGGTTACAAGGTTACAACGTTAAAAATCAATTACTTATAAAAAACATAAAAGTTACAAATATTATGAAAGTACTGAATTTATACGCTTGTTTAGGCGGAAACAGATTATTATGGGATAATTGCGAAGTTACAGCGGTTGAACTTGACCCAGAATTAGCAAGGCTTTACCAGGAACGTTTTCCAAATGATATTGTAATTGTGGCAGATGCACATCAATACTTGTTAGACCACTACAAAGAATTTGATTTTATTTGGAGTTCGCCGCCTTGCCCTAGTCATTCACGCCCTAGATTTTGGGCTTATGGACAAACCCAGACTGTTTATCCGGATTTAAAACTTTATGAAGAGATAATTTTATTGCAACACCATTTTAAAGGGAAATATTGCGTTGAAAATGTAATTCCATATTACGAGCCGTTAATTAACGCGCAAAAAAGAAGTAGACATTTATATTGGTGCAATTTTACTTTGCCAAATATTTTAACAACTAGGGATAATTCTGGAGCTTTAAATCAAAAAAGCATAATGAAAGATTTAATTGAATTTCACGATTACGATTTTAAAAAATATAAAGGGGAACAAAGAATTTTAAAAATTGCCAGGAACCTTGTAGACTATGAAGCAGGAAAAACTATTTTTGATACTGCACGTGGAATTATGCAAGAAAACAAAACTAATCAAATACAAATGTTTTAACATGAAATTAGAGAATATTAAAAAAAAGACCACAGCACAGCTAAAAAATCTAGCTAAAAAGTCAGAAGCAACAATCCAAAAAGAGATTGTCAACTTTTGCAAATTGAATAAAATTTTAATATTTTGCGTGCCCAACGAAGCAACTTATAATAATTCAAAATTTGAAAAGATGGGAGTTTTATCGGGAGTGTCTGATTTGATTTTAGTTTTACAAAATAAAGTTATATTTGTAGAATTAAAAAATCATGAAGGAAAACAAGAAACAAATCAAAAACATTTTGAAGTTAAAATTTATAATTTGGGGCATCAGTATGTTATAATTAGATCCTTAGATGAATTTAAAAAATTAATATGAAGCCAAAAAAGCCAACTATTGATCAACTTGAAAAGGAAAAGCAATCCACAACTCCTGAACGTCGAAAAGAAATACAAAAATATTTGGATTGGATTTATTACGGAATAAAAACTTAAAATTGTATAAAAAATGAAAATATCACAACTACCGCCAACTAAAAAAACCAACAATAAATTTATTAATTCACAGAGGTACACCAATGTCCCTCTGTAAAAAAATAATTCACTATATTTGCTTAAATTAAAAACTTAAATTATGAAAAAACTATTATTAATTTGTGCAATTGCTTTGAGTAGCTGCACAGCAGAAGATACAAAGACTGAATGTGATTGTAATGCGATTACAACGGTTAACGATGTACCTAACGGGGAAACTTACTATTACGGGGATGATTGTAGCGAAGACGGCAAGTTGTTATTTGAATTTTACGAACCTGGATATGTAAGTAGAAGAATTGTAAAATGTGATTAAATTATGGCAAGACTAACGGAATATAATTATAAACTTTGTTTAGAGATTTGCGAAATAATAGCATTAGGTGGCAATATAATGAACGTTCTCGAATCTAGCAACAATTTTCCTACCTGGTCAACGTTTAGACGTTGGAAGCGAGATAACGAAGAATTAAGAACGTTGTATGTAAACTCACAGCAAGACAAGGCAGAAGCATTAGAAAAAGAGATGGACGATTATAAAGATATGCTACTTTGTAAAGAAATTGACGCATCAACTTATAATACTTTAGTTCAAACTTTAAAATGGAAAATGGCTAAGTTTTACCCTAAAATGTTTGGAGAAAAATTAGATATTGTTTCTGATGGCGTTGCATTAACTGGAATTGACTTTAACGTAATTTCTAAAAAATGAGAGTAGGAGTAGATATTTTAAAACATCAGCTTGCATTTGTCGAAAGTAACGCAACTCACACCGGGTTAATTGGCGGTTACGGTTCGGGAAAATCTTTTGCGGGCGTTTTAAAAACCACTTTAATGAAATTGAAATATCCAGCTATTCCAGTCGCTTACTATTTACCAACGTACGGACTGATCGAAGATGTGGCAATACCAAAATTTGCCGAACTTCTTACGAATATGAACATACCGTATGTTTTAAATCAGTCAAAACATTTCTTTAATACAAAGTACGGCAAAATAATTTTGCGTTCAATGTCGAACCCAGAGCGCATCGTAGGTTATGAGGTTGGTTATTCTTTGATAGATGAGACAGATATTTTATCAAAAGATGCAATGACAGATGTATTTGTTAAGATAATTGCTAGAAACCGTTGCCAGTTGCCTAATGGCGACAAAAACAAAACCGATGTGGTAGGCACTCCAGAGGGATTCAAATGGGCGTATGAATTTTTCGTTACAAAAACAAAGGCAAACCGAAAAATGATAAAGGGCAAAACCTTTGATAATCCATTTATTCCAGAAGAATACATTGAAACTCTTTCAGATATATATACACCTCAGCAATTAGAAGCTTACCTAAATGGCGAATTTGTGAACCTAACAAGCGGGAATGTTTACCACCACTTTGACAGGGTAGAAAACAATTCTATTCGAGAAATACAACCAAACGATGTTTTGCATATTGGAATGGATTTTAACATTACTAAAATGAATGCTGTAGTGCATGTCATTGACGGAAGCATTAAAACCGCTGTGGCTGAAATTGTAAATGCCTATGATACTTTTGAAATGGTAGAAATAATCAAACAAAAGCACCCAAATCACTCAATTGTAATTTACCCAGATGCTAGTGGCGACAACCGTAAATCTAGCGGGAAGAGTGATATAGTTGTTTTGCGCGAGGCTGGTTTTACGATTAGAAAGCAATCTAAAAATCCATTCGTAAAAGATAGAGTAAACTCCGTAAATGCCGCATTTAAGAATGCAAAAGGCGAGCGCGTATATTTTATAAACACAAACAACTGCCCTGTTTACACTGAAGCCACAGAGCGACAAACATATAAAAACGGAGAGCCAGACAAGACAACTGGATTTGACCACATTACAGAAGCAGGAGGTTATTTTATTTACACACAAAGAAAAACACCAATGCCGTTATGACAATAATTGAAAAAGTAGAAAACGCAATTATAAACGAAACACGTTTAACGTGGGATGATTTTTACAATTGGCTTAAAGCTAAAGATTATCATATTTATAGGAATCATAATATTTTCAGATTTGATAGTTTTAAATATTCTTTTGATGACTTGGAATGTGCTGATAGTGGAGAAATTGAAAAAACAATTGCAGAACTAAAATTAATAGATTATAATAACTTTAAATAAATTATGAGTTATCCAAAACAACCAAATACCGACTTTAATTTTTTATACATTATTGGCGGTTTAATATTTTATTATTTTTTATTCAAATATCTTTTATCATGACAGACAAAAAAATACACCTTCGCAGGTTTTTCCCTTATTTGAAAACCGAATACAGGAAACTAGACAAAAAGGAACTTAAGAAAAAAGAAACTTTAAAAGAATTATTTGGAGATGATGAAACAAACATTGAGAAGCTTAAGGTTATTTTTGATTATCAAAATCTTTTATAAAATTGACGTAACTTTTAAAAACGTAGGGAGGTTTATCGATCTTGAAACGTTTATAAAAGATGAGGATGACAAAGCATTCATAAAAGCGACCGTAACGCCCCGACTTTGGTTTTTGACGATTCCAGAGTACGTCCAGCGTTACGCAGTTGCTTTGTATTTGCAAGAAGCCGATGAAGTCAAATCTTGTTTTCCGTGGATATACGACCCGCCAAAGTTCCCGAGTGAAGGCGAAATATCGCAAGGAAGTATGGAGCGTGAAAACTTTTCGTTAACATACGGAGGTTATACCGAAATG